GCCTAAACCACTCTGTATATAGCTATTAATTAACGGCTCTATACAGATAGGACGATCGGTTTTAGCGTTCTTGGGAACAAATGTTAACTTACTACCAGGAACCGTCTCGCACCAATTTATTGGTGAAAACGGAACGGAAGGATACTCTCGCAGTGATGCGATCGTTCCCTCCCATGCTGGGTGCTCTATCGGATTATCCTTTAGATGCGCAAGCAAATCACTTGTAATCGAAGGCCTAACACTTAACTTGTCATACACGGATGTGTTATTATTTGACAAGCCAACGTTAGAACCCGGACCGAACTTAAATGTACAAGAACTTAAGGAGATTGAATCTCCTAGAATAGAGCTTATTTTTCGAATAGTGAGATCGACGACCTCACTTACATCGCTCGCACCATCAAAGATGGACGAGAAGCCTTTTTCTATAATATTATTATTAAGCACTCTACACTTTTGTTCGCACTCTATGAACTTCCTCTCAGCCTCTCTCTTGGTATTCAATACCTTGGGAAAGAACTCCGCCTTTGCAAAAAGTTTCACACACTGATAATCCAATTTAAATTTATATGGATCACTGTACTGCAATGGATCAATGTCGTAACGTAAATACTGTTCGTATTCAGCGTTATCAAGCATTAACCACAAAGCAAGACTAGTAGGTGTGTCGACTTCAGCAAAGAAGGTACGAGTGGCGTTCAGGAGTTTCCTAAAGGAAACACTTCTGATAGGAGTCCTAAAGGACTCCTCAAGTACACTTTTGTGATACTTGTTCATAGCAATGACTCCTCGATCTACCCAAATAATTTTCTGAGTAGACCGATTAACTGTAAAGGTGAAACAATGAATACTACACGGAACGAATTCCGTGTAGCGGATACAATAAACCTAACCACAATTAGTTAGGTAAAAGCATATCCGCCATTGTCGAATGCACTTGGGCGTTAGTTAACGCTGCTGACAAGAAAGCCAGCAGATCGTTAATTTCAACCTTTGTTGCAAGCTGTGGTAGAACCACATCAACATTTGCAGAGAGAGTGTATGCTAACTTACGGGCATTTGAAGTACCATTGCCAGTAGCGAACTCAGAAGATTCCAATACAGGAATCCGGATTCTAAGGCTAGCTTTATAATTACCATTTTTACTATCTGGTAATCGATTACCGAGGGTTATAACCGGGCGAGCACTAAACATGGGTATGGACGATGCATTATAGTCCGCACTCATTAAAGTGACCAAGCTTGGTTCAACCTTTACCGGCGTGAATGTTTTATCAATGGTTAAACCATTTGGTAAAACGATGTCAACTACTGATGACATAACAGTTCTCCTATGAGAATTGAGTTAATTATAAACAGGATTGTTTATAATTTTAACTAGCAATTGTTCAGCGCGAAAAAGCGCTTTGCATTAGAGCTAGAGCAGTTATCGAGTGACTAACTGACAAAGACTTCTTAATTGGAGCCATTGTCAGAAAGTTATTCGGAGGAGGTGCGTGAATAACAGTGCGTTGAAAGCTAGTTTGACTAGCTTGATAGTGCATTGCATCCTCGTACGTGTAATCTCCGAGAACGGAGTCAGGACGTGATGTGCAAACAAGGTTTTGAGTTATCTTCTGGGTTCTTGACCCATGGACAAACTCCATTCCGAGAAGCGCATCTAGCGAGCTTACCCAATCGCCAATTGGTACAAACCAGTCTACGACGAAACTGTACGGGAGTAATTCCCATGCAATTTCTAGTGGATTGGTTATACCTTTAGCAGACGCGGTACG